CTAATTCTCACTACGGATCAATTCAGGCCAGATATCGGCGATCTCACCTAGGGCAGCCACAACCTCTGTTGCAGCGTCTGTGCCGCAACCCTCAGACTGATCCCCAATGAGGTGGACCAGCCTCTCCTTGAGCTGATTGTAGGTATGGTCAGGCAGGTAAATTGATTTGTCTTGGCCAAGTGCCATGCGCGTTCCCCCTTTGGTGCACGATGCAGTTAGCCCTAGCCTGCTCATTCAAGCAAGTTCGAATTCTACTTAAGTCATTGTTTTATATAAATAAGTCAGAACTTACTTACGAGATACGGCCCCGAACTTTGAACTTACTAAGGTGATCCCGCCCGGAGCCGTCACTCTGCCTGAGTGTTGTATATATGCAACAAAATTACCAAAGCATCAAGGCCATTCTCACAACGCCGAACATGGTCCAGCTTAAGAAGTGCCTTTGACGCTCAGTCTGTCGAAAGGGAAAACTCACGCGCCGCCTGCACCATCGATCTGTTTAGGAAAGGTCGCGCTACGCCCTTCAGCTCTTCATTGGTGCGTTCTTTGTCTTTGCCGCAATAGAAAGCCCAACCACCGCCGTCAGACAGGTTCCTAAGTGTGAGCTGCCTACTGCCTGCCCTGCCGGAGATATGACCACCAGCGGCCCTCAGAGCGGCCCTGACGGCCTTGTCTGTGTCTGGTGGCGCGACAAGGAAACCATGAACGTGCAACTTGTCTGCCTTGCTGTCTTCAAGTGTCAGAGCGTAGGAAATGCCGAACAGTCCATACGCTTTCAGTTGGCGGTTCAGAATGTCTGAGAAGGCCCTTAGCGGGTCGTCATGGATACGGAGCTTGTCTTGTGTGGTGGGCGATAGGTTCAAGCTGAATGCTTTACCTTCGGCACGTTCGGCCCAATGACCGGCATAGCGGAACTTTTCATCAGGCGTAGCTCGTTTCCATTTGGTCGTCGGGATGGACTTGCGGCTAATCAGGTTGGCGGCTCTGGTTTCTTCACGCTTGTTCTGCGCTTTGGCCTTTGCGATGAAGGCTTGGACTTCTGGTGACTGAAGGAGGGTGGTGAGGCGTGTGGATTGAGTTGTTGGAGGGGTTGAGGTGTTGACGATGGAGGGGTTGGTTGGTGTATCAACTAGACAACCGTTTTCAGAAGTTGCCCGTGGGGCCTTTGCTTCATAGCGGAAATGCTGGGCTTCCGCTCTTTTGCTCTCCGCAACTTTTCCAACTGAATCCAATGGATCTTGCCCGGCTGTGTTTGCATCCGATGCGGGATGATTGACCTTAATGCACGCATCGGCTGACACATGACAACTTCTTAGTCGCTTTCCAGTATTTTGGTATCGCTTCATCACACCACCACCACCAATCCTCAGATCAGATCGGCCCATCGTTGCTGCGGCGGGCCGATTGGAATTCAACTTTTTGAAGCGCGCTCCAACTGAGCCGCTACGTCTAGGGCAACGCTCAAAGCGAGTGTGGTTTCTGATCCAGTTTCAGTATCTCGGATTTTGACAGACGTTCCTCGCCGCGTAACACCGAAGTTTTCTGGTAACGGCATCAAAGGGTTGTTTTTAGAAGGTCGCGTTATAGCACGAATTGAAGCCGCTGCGTCTTCCAGAAATTGTATTCTGGACGACCGAAGATCAACATCAGGCGTTTTAAAACGAACTTCTTTTGCTGACTTAGACACCTGAACACCGGGCACATCTGGATCAAGGTTCCCTTTTTCTATCTGCTCAGCGATAAACTGACCGATGCAGTCCGAGATCGGCATTTGTAGCTTGGAAGAAAGCTGGCGCAATTGTTCGACGCGCTGACTTGGAAGTTTTACTAATTCTGGCATGTTGCCTCCTGCTTTTAATCAGCTATACTGGTTATACCCGTAATGCGCAAGATCTACAACAGGAAGGTGACTTATCCCGGTCTTTTTGAACGTCAAAGAGCCAAAATCCGCACCAGTATCGAACTCTCGATAGTCCGTAAGTATATTGGGAAAACATACCAACAAAATCGCAGCTAATAGGATGACACTTCTCTTCTCACCAAATATTCTCATTCCATTGTAGCTTTATTTTGCGCAACCATTGAACTGAAGCAGGACAAGCCGCGAGTAGTCTAAGTCGCCCAAGAGAAATAGAAAGCCTGAATATTACTGACAATTAAAATTCAAGTTAACGTTTATGTCGCCGCCACCGCTATCAAAGTTGTTGCCATCAAAGCTTCCGTTGCCATTTCCGCTTTGTCCGTCGCTAGTGCTGGAGCTACTACTACTGCTATCGCTGTCACTGTTATTAGTGTTGTTGTTGTCATTACTGTCGCCACCGTTGTCGCCGGTCGCGCCTCCGGCATCACCGCCAAGTCCACACATTTTTGCTAAACTGCCCGCCAACGAGACAGCTTGCTTCCAGTATCTGCCCATAAAGCCAACGATAAATGGCTGAGTAGTTATATCGCTTTCAGGAACTTCGACGACGACTTTTCCCGACCTTGATCTCGCCTCTAGTCGAAGCATTCCTTGTCCGATTGGTTGCGCTGAAACCGTTACTTCTTGGACACGTCCGTCCACTTCTACGCTGATTATCTCTCTGAACGCGCTAAGATCATGAGCAATCGATTTGCTTGCCGAAAGAGCTAACACATTAAAAACTAACGCAAATATACTAAGCACGCGAATACACATATTCTCGTCTCCCAAATAAAATGCTTTAATTACTCTTTGATATTGCAACCGGAAGTCGTATGGGTCAAGTGCAGCAGCCCTACTTTCGTAATTTTGCGCCATACGACAGACTTGAATTATTGCAACACTGGCCAGCAAAAAGCAGGATTGGTCACTGCTTTCCGAGCAAATTGCCGGGGCGCATCTGACGACGCATTTCGTCGACAGCGACGCCACGCATAGTCGCTTCTAGTTTACGCGCCATCTTCAGCGCCAGATCATCATTCTGGACCGGTGTCCCGGCAGAACCGTTGACCGTTACCGGCGCATTGACCACCAAAGAAGGCATCGCCTCAGAATGCCCCTGAGCGCCACCCTGGAGGCCTGCCTGCCCTCCTACCAGCCCGCCCCCAGAATAGCCTTTCAGGGCCGCGCTATGGAGCGCTGCGAGTCGATCAACCCCTAATCGTTGCACTACGGTCTGCGGCATGACGTATTCACCCTTGTGGACCACCCCGGCTGGCTGGAACTTTCCACCTGCCCCTGTGTATCCACCTTCGGCAAAACCGCCGCCTAAAACGGTCAGCATAGTTCCAAGCCAACTGCCGGAAGCGCCAGCGGCCATGTCCATGAACCGCTTTTGCATTTCCATCTTGAGCATTTCCACTATCAATTTGCCGACTGCTTCTTTTGCGGAGAGTGCGCCAGTTGCCATCTGCTCAAAAACACTTGCGACGGAGCTCGCACCTTTCCGACTTGCCTCCTGCACTTCGCTGATCTTTTCCGCCGCAAGCTCTGCACCTCTGCTGGCTTCGATATAGGCATCGGCCATCGTATCGATCTGAGCGCGTAGAACTGGTGTATCGGCAAGGCCAGACCGTCGCGCAGCTGCCAACAGCTCAGCTTTGGTTCGCGCCAGTTCCATCGCATCCACGTTTCGCAATTGAGCACCGGTAACCTGCGCCAGCGCTTCAGCTTCCAACTTCAGGGCTGCTGTTTCTTCAGCGATTGATTGCAGCTCGCGTTCAAAGTCATTTTGACGACTGGCACCGCTCTTGCCACCACCACCGGAACTAGGTTCTGGGGTGCCAAAGCTGGCGTCTACGCTCGGCAGGGTCGGGCGAGCAGATGTAGCCGTAGCCAGCCCCGGTGTCGCTGCTCTATGGCCGTTGCGCGTTCTTGGACCGGGATCCATTGGGGCAAGTGTTTCGGTTTCGCCACCGGGCATGGCCCCCGGCAATGCGCTGCGCAGCTCACGGGCTTTCGTTGCCGCTGACGCCAGTGCGGTGACCAGACGGCCAAGCCCACTGATCACATAGTCGAACTTACTGCCATTGATCGCAGCCACTTCTGCAAGGGTGTCTTGCGCCGCACCTGTGGCATCGGTCAGGCGTTCCTCAAACTCTGTCGCTCCAATTACGCCGTTGTCGAACTCTTCGGTCAGCTTTCTCATTTCAGCTGCGGCACGATCCAGCTCGTTTGCTGCGTCAGTCTGGCCCATAGCACGCAGTTGCTGTGCGACATTCGCCAACCGTGTTGCTGTGCGATCTGCGATGTAGGCTGTCTCATCATAACTGCTGGCCAGTGCTTCGATCGTCTGCCTGTGTTCTTCGACAGCGCGTGCATTTCCGTAAAGCTCAGAGGTGATACCGCTGCCAAGGATGGAACCCGTCTGCCGTGGATTATCGAAAAGGTTGTCGAGATATGAACCGACGCGTTCAAGTTTGGGGCCGGCAGACGCAATGCCGACCACGACTGTCTTCACAAATGTATCTACACGGGTGGTCAGGGCTGCAAATTTACGATCCAGCTCAGCTGCTTTTTCGATAACCTCGCGGTCCAGAACGGCACCAGTGTCATTTGCCGCCTTGATCGTGCTGCGCAGCGCTTGCTCACCACCCGCAACAAGTTCGGCAAAGCGCTCGCCAGCACTGCCGCCGAAAAGTTCATCGGCGATGCGAATACGCGCTGCATCGTCCAAGGCTTCCATTCTGCCGATGATTTCCAACAGTAGTTCGGACGGGTCTTTCAGTTTGGTTTTCAGTTCACTCGCGCCGTAGCCCAACCGGGTGAAGGCTTCTGCCGCTGGCCCCTTCGACGTGAGAATGAATTCATCCGCACGCAAATTCATCTCTTTCAGACCATCCACGATGGCATCTGTGCCAATGCGGTTTTGCTTACCGACATAGGTCCACTCTTGCAGCGCACGAACTGAAACACCGGCGCGTTTTGCCTCATCTCCGATCTGAGCTGTCTCTGTCACGATCCGGCCAAGGCTACTGGTCAAAGCCGCGAACCCTCCAACGGCCAAACCACCGACAAGTGCCGGACCGATTTTGCTGAAGCTCGCAGCGATCGCACTGCCTGCTTTCCCGTAGCTGGCTTGCATCCTTTTTGCGGAAACCTCTGCACGCCGTTCCATTTGGCCGGACGAACGCTGCTGCATGCGGTTGGCCCGTTGCAGCCCTCTTTCGAGCTTGTCGACGCGTGCTTCTAATGGAACGATTAGGCCGGGAAGTTCTGTCATGTTTCTATTCCTCAGAAAGTAAAAATTTCGGCGTCAGCGCCGGTGTATTTGGATTTGTTGGTCTCACCAGCGATAGCCCTGTGCACCGCCATCGCGGCTGCGATCGCGCCGTCGATGCGATCGGTCTTTTTGCCTTTGTGCATGCGGATCAGGCCCGTGGTGTCATTCCGCGACACCACCACATTTTCGAAGTGATTGCGTAGAACTGCGTGACCGTCATGGCGGATCAAATGACCGTTCACGGTCCGCTCTAGATCGCCAGCAGCAACGCCCATTGTGAGCGGCGCTTGCCGCAGTTCGACCACCGACAGACCATCATCATAAAGGCGCTGCATCATCACCCGGGCAAGATGTGGATCGAAAGCGATCTCTTGCACGTCATGGCGTGCGCTCAGTTCGCGTATGTGATCCTCCACGATGAAAGGATCGATAATTGGCCCCGGTGTAGCGGTCACCAGAGCAGCGTCACGCCACTGCACGTATGGCACGCCGTCGCGGTCGGCCCTGCCCTCTAGATCATCCCCTGGCACAAAGAACCATGGCTTCAAGGTGATCTGCCCATCATCGTGCAGCCATGCCGCTGCAACACAGGCAGTGTCGCCGTTCACGGCCATATCGACGCCTAGCCAGCAAGGCAGCTCTTCTAAGTCCGCCTCATCATCATCAAACCGGCGTGCGTCATACGTTGCCATCTCGAACAGTGGATCACGGCTGTTGGCTTGCCAGACATTCAGGTTGAACTGAAGGAACGCCGCCCGATCTGAGGGCCGGTGCTCAGCTTCTTTCGCCAACGTCCGCATGCCTGCCAATGATGGAAAACCATGCTGCAAGCCGGGGTTCGCTTTGTGCCAGACTGCTTCGTCGTGCCAGTCATCATCTGGTCCAGCGTGGAACAGAATGGGGAGATACGCGGGATTGATCACGTCGCCTTTGGCAACAGCCGTAGCATAGGCGAACTGCTCTGCGGCTAGGGTCTCTGAACCGCGACCGGCGGTCGTCGCAATGACAGTCAAGCTGTCATCAACCTTGGCTGCTCCAGAGCGCAGCGCTTCCCATAGATCGCGCCCCTTCCAAGCATGGATTTCATCGATCAGGGTGAAGGTCGGCGTCATGCCGTGCGCAGCACTGCCATCGCTGCTGATTGCACGCAGGGTCACCTTGTCGGCGTTCATCACGATTTGCTTCGCACTGTTGAAGGCGTCGTAGATTTTCGTTGCCGCAACCAGCCGCTTGTCTTCCCGCACGATATTTGCGGCTTCCCGAAAGCCGATGCCTGCCTGTTCACGATCGGCTGCGGCAAAGATCACTTGCCCTGCCGGAACGCGCTCAGGACCGATCGTGTGCAGCAAGGCCAAAGCCGCGGCTAAGCTGGTCTTTCGGTTGCCCCTTGGCACCAGCAGAAAGACGTTCTGCACGACGCGATGCCCATTGCCGTCCCGTGGCCCATAGATGCGCCGCACGATACGTTCCTGAAAGGGTGCGATTTGAAAAGCACGCGGATGACTGTTTGCGTTAGCAGCCTGTGGGTTGAATGCGTTCGGGTGGCGCAAGCGCTTCAGGAACGTGACTGCCCTTTCGCCGTAGCCCAAAGGATCAGGAATGTCCGACCCATCATAAATCCACTCTGGATACGCCGTGGCAGGCATTACCGCACCGCAAGCGGATTGTCATCGTCATCGGTGTCAGTGTTAGCAGCACCAATGCGTGCGCGGCTTGTCGGCGTCAGGCCGTATTCTGCGGCAAGCTGGCGTGCTGTTTGCGTCGCACGGTTCAGAACGCCGAACAGTTTTATATCGATCGCGCCGCCAGCCGCCGCACGTTCCTCTTCGATCTGCCGGATCGTGCCGATCATCGCGCAGTAATTTTCTACCCCGGCAAGGTCAGCCCGCGTGATAATCTGGCGGCTGATCAGCTGCGGCATGATCCGCTTCCATTCCGCTTTTGCGTGCGGTGCAAGATACTTCGGCACGGGCGGTGCCTTGCTGAGCGCTTCTGTGTCTGAACTGAGGGGCGGCTTTACTCCGCGTAGGTGCGTCATTACCAGTTCGCCGAAGAGAGTATGTTTCCCGGATCGTCCGGATCGATAATCGGCAGGTCTGTCAGATGAGGCGGCGTGTCCCGGCTGATCATGTTGGTGCTCAGCTCGATAACACGCTTGCGACCGATCTCTTCCATCGCTTCGATCTCGTAGACCCCTAGCCCATAGATGATTCGGTCTGCGGTCATGATCCCCGGACGATATCGGATGCGGAAAACTACGGGACCAGCTTCGGCGTCACCAAAACCACGGGTCTCTTCGGCGATTTGGTTCACCACCAATTCTGCACGCAGAACGCCAAGCTGCCCCCACTGCACATTGACAGCCCCGCTGGTAGCAACGGTTTCAAACTCCCGAATGATCGTGATCTGCTGATCCAGTTTCCCGGCCCTTTGCACTTTCAGAGCGCCCATCGAACTACCCCTTCGACAGTGCCGACGCCGTGACAATATGCGCGGCTCGGATCAGGGTCACGCATGTAGCGAAAGCTGGGGCGGCTGTAGGCATCGATATCGTTTTCGGTCGAGCATGGCGTATCCCATAGGGCAACCGAGATTGCCGCTCCGATTTGGCGTGCCACATCAGCACCGTCCTCAATCGCCCAGATGTGCACATCGATGAAAACACGGGTCAGAAACGATCCACAACTTGCCTTGCCCAGATGGATCGTCTGAGGATTCGCCAAGATGATTGTCGGCAGCTTTTCAGGGCGAGTTGATCCGGCGCGAATGTGATCCGCTTCTACTAGATACGTGACCCTTGGGCTGGCCACCAGAGCCGCCCGAACAGCCGTTTGGAATGTGATGCTAGGATCAATCATGCCTTACCTCCCGCTGCCCTCTTGATGGACTGACCGATCGCACGGATGATCCTGCGCTTGGCCTTTGGTCCGGCAAGCCGTTCGGCAGGTCGCAGGAAGGGCTGCGCTTCCTGCTTGACTGTGCCGAATTCCTGCAAGTGACCGTGCCGGACGTTCTCATTACCGACGGTCACCAGCGCCTGATTTGGGCCTGCTGTCCGCTTGCCACCACCTTCAGCGTAGGCAGGTGTTGTCTGCCCCGGCTTGGTCACCGTGATAGAGGCTTTCAGGTCGCCATCATCAACAGGAACCAGCAGTTCCATGGTCGCTGCAATCTCTTCGGCACCTTTGATCAAGGCAGGGCGAACGCCTTCAAGCACCGCTTCAGGGATGGCTGCCAAGCGCTTGGAAAGCTTTTGGGATTGCTTACTCAGAGACATGGCCGGTCACCTGAGTCTTGTAGGAATCCAGAAGCTCCCGCACGCCGAAAGGTGCTGGCTTCAGGGCGACGTCAAAGCCCACTGCTTCACGCTGTTCATACCAGTAAGAGGCAAGCTGTAATGCAGCCTCAGTCAACGCCGCGTTGCCTTCTGCGAAAGCACTGCCGGTGTAGTTTGTGATCCAGAGTTCGGCTGCGTCCAGCTTGTGCTGTAGCAGTTCGTCATCAAGATCATGCTCAAGATTGAGTTGCAATTTCAGTAGGGTGACGGGTGTGGTTGAAGTCATTTCTCAATTATCCAGCGCAGTATTGTATGGTATGTTATAACATATCGTAATCGTGTTTGGAAGTCTGGTTGTAATTTTGCAGCTCAAAGCAATACAATTCCCACATTGGAGGGCGATCGTATGACAAAGAGATTTATTGCAGCACCGCTTGTTTACCTTGGGCTGCTTTCACAGTCATTGTCGGCACAGCCGTTGTGGGAACCTAAAGTGTTTGATGGCGTCTATGTTACGATCCGTGATCACGCCGACGGTGGCTGTTGGACCAACATTCGCGAGACCCGCAATTATGCACAAGACCAATTAGAACTCGTTGGGTTTAACGTGATTGAAATGCCCGAACGAGACAACGGCCTTCCTCATCCAGTTCTGAGAGAGAATATCGCAGAATTCAAGATTCAAGTGGATGCAACTCGTGCGGAAACCGGCCTTTGTCACGGCTCAATTAATACTTCATTTTGGGCAGCTGTTTCACCAAAATACAATCAGAGAAAAATTATCATCGGACAGATCGGGCTCGACCTGCACACGACAATTTATAACAGCGATACGCTCAACGAAGCCATGTTCGACAGTATCAAGACCTCAATTCAGTCGTGGATGAGAATAGGTGTTGAAAAAGCCCCCGGCGAGTAAAGCTTAAATTCTCTTTGGAAAATCTATTTTCGAGCTGTCCTGTGCGGCACTCCCCCCGCCGGTCCCCTGAGCGGTCCGAAAAGCTAGACCACCCCCCATACCTTTGAACGAGGGTCCAACCGCTTCAGTCAGGGCGCGTTCGACTGGCCAGCCATTCTTGATACGGTTGTGCAAGACGCGGTAATTGATGCCAAAGCACTTCGCCCATTCTGTCATTCTGCGGCGCTCACCTTTGTAGGTGAGGAACAGCTTGCGCCTGTGCGCTGGCTTTGAATGAAGCTTTTGGCCGCGTCTTTCTGCATGTGGCATTCCAAACAGCAGTTCCGGCGTAGCTGCTGCTTCGATCAGCTTGATCATCCGCTCGCGGACGGCTTCCGGATCAACGCCAGCCAGATTGCAGACAGTCGTGAAGTCTTTGTTGGTCTCTGTGAAATAGCTGCGTGCCTTGTGGGTTTCTTCTACCCGATCGCTAGACCAGCTGGGTGCACCTTCCAGAGCATCGGTGATGGCTTTGGATAACACTTCAAGCCAGAGCTTCTGATGTTGGTTATCTGCCATCGCTACGCTCCTGCCGTTGCTTGCGGCGATCATGGCAAGGTTTGCAAAGCGGTTGCCAATTGCTTCGGTCCCAGAACCGGTCTTGGTTGCCGCGATGCGCAATGATGTGGTCCACAACTGTCGCCACAGCACCGCAACGGGGCCATGCGCAACGATCATTTATCTTTAGGAATGCTGCACGGGCCGTTCGCCATGCGCTGCCGTAACCGCGCTGCGAGGCTGTAGGGCGGTTGCGATCGTGGCGCTGATTGCGTGCGCGATTGCGAATAATCTGACAGGGACATCTTTGACCGTGCGCGACTGTTTTGCCGCATGTGCAGAGCCTTGGTGGTCTACTCATAGATCCACCTGCCCTTCACGCGCTTTGCTTTTAACCTTCAGCGCGTGCAGACCGGCCCTGTCGAACTCAGGATCAAGGCCCAATGCGATATTCTGCGCTCTTTGATTTGCGTTCGTGCTGTCAGGTTCATCATCCGCCGCACCGTGCAGCGCCTTCAGCTTGTTCAGATGTGCATCAAAGGCGTCTGTGATCTCTTGCGGCGTGGCATTCCATGCCGTTTCCGGTGTCCAGCCAAGCCAGCCGGTTGCGATCTTGAAGAGTTCAGTGAAGGCATCTGCCCAAGGGACTGAAGCACCATCGCTATCAGTTGTCGTAGCCTTTGGTGCGATCGGCAGCAGTGCCGCCACCAATGCAAACAATGGGCCTGTAGCGGCATGTGAGAATGCCGTAAGAGGTCGTGTTGCTGCATACGCAAGCAGCGTGTCACTGGCGTCTTTGCCAGCAGCTTCCTTGATCACATGCCAGACCGTTGCGGTGTCAAATTCTGCCAGCTTTCTGAGCAAGCCCGGAAAGCCGCCATGCAGCTGTTCGAGAAAGAATGCAGCACGCAACGAGGGTAGCAGGAAAACGGTGTTGCCACCGTATTCCAAAGCGATCGCCCGAAATGCGTGCTGCTTTGTCATTGCTTAGGCAGCCAGCGACAGTTTTGCCAGAGCTTCACCCATGACCACGCGGCCACCTACACGGCGCCGTGCAATCAACTTGACCATGCCAGACGCTGCACCGGTCAGTTCATCCCGGATGATTTCAAAGCCTGTGCGATCGGCGATGGCATATCCTTCGGCAAAGTCACCGAAGACAATCGGCGAATTGCCAGCAGTGGGGTCAGGCATATCGACAGCTTCATAGACCGGACGGCCCAACAAGTTTGCTGGTTGGCCGGACTGTAGACCCGCCTGCCAGATATACTGACCATCGGCATCCTTCAGCTTCCGGACCAATGCCATCGTCTTGCGGTTCATCAGCCAGACGCCATTTGAGGCGTAACCGGTCTTGATACCGTAATAGTGATCGATCAGAGCATCGGCGTCGATGGAAGCGACTTCGTTGTCCAGAATATCGGCTGAAACCATCACGCCTTCGGCCTGCGATGTGCCATTGCCGTTTACGAACCAAGTCGCTTCTTTTTGACCAAACCGGCGGGCAATGTGGTTTCCCAAATATGCCGAAAGATCGATGTGAGCGTCTTCCAAAAGGATCTTGGTAACGGGAACCACAACGCCCATTTCGAAAGGCTTAAGATCGATTTGGTCGAATGTTGGTTCGTCCACGTCTTTTTCCGCGCCCTCAGCAACTTCTGCCGGATCGACCTCTTGCTGAAGCCGGGGCAGCTGTAGCAGTGGGCCGTTCATCTGAATGGTTTGCGCGACGCTGCGCACGGGCGAGAATTCAGCGATCTTTTCGAGGATTGATGTGCTGACTGTCTCAGGCGCGAGAATGCCACCTGTGCCAGAACTATAGGCAAGCGATTTGATCTCTGTTCGATCGCCTGTGCGCAGGTAGGCCGCAAATGCTTTGGTTTCGTCACCTTGCATGACCGGGTTCTGGTCATGGCTGATCCGAGGCCGATTTGCTTTTGCTTCCATGCGATCAAGCCGGACCTTCATTTCTTCGAAAGCCTTGGTGTCGATCTGCGGGGCATCGTTCGCAGGGACTTTTGGGTCGATTTGATCGCCTGCGATTTCTTCTTTTTCCATGTGGGTTCTCTCCTGAATTGTCATGGTGGTGTCATCGGATTTGATGGAAGTGATCTGTGCGCCCGGATGACACGGGACCGCGACAACTGAAATTTCGTGAAGGTGCGCAGCTGTGATCGTGCGGCCTTTGGCGTGCCGCTTGGCTTGCTTGGTGACAAAGCCGATCGACAGGCCGGTGACGGCCTTACTCTGGATCATCGCACGCACTTCACGGGCGCGTTCTACGCCGTCTACTAGCAAGCGGCCTTTTACGGTCAGCCCTTGGTCCGTCTCTGCGATGTGATCCCAAACGCCGACGACTTGGCCTTGGTCGTGAGCGAACAGCATGGGCAAGGTTGCCGGTGCTGTTATGGCACCCTTTTCGATCACATCGCCAACGCGGTCTGCACTACCGAACGGCCATGCAATACCGGTGATCTCGCCTGCGTCTGTGACGGACAGAGCTGCCTTAACTTCGATGTAATTGGTCACGCTCCGGCCTCCTTATCGGGTTCAGTGCCGTTCCAGCGGGCGTCCAAAATATCCAAGGCCAGTGGAAACACTTCGCCCATGGGACGATTGCGTGCGTAGGTGTCTGTCAGCTGCATCGCCTCTTGAGGCGTCATGCCACCGCCGATCAGGCCAAGTCGGATGATTTCTGTCAGATCAGCAGACCTGAAGGCCATCGCCACCGTGCGCTGATAAAGCGTGCCAATGCCGCAATCGCAGACGCGTTCCAGTTCGGCGATCATGGCATCGGTCAGGGTGAAGGTGTGATCTGCGGTGCCGAAGAACCCAGTAAAGGTGATCATTCTGTGACCTCCGGTTGATCAGGCTGCATATCGGTAGTCGTAGTGATGTGGGGATTGTCGAGCTTGTTGCCTTCCGGGTGATCCGCCATGTTTAAGCCTCTGCGGACTTCGTTGCCGGTCATCACACCCATAGACCGATATTGCCCGTAAGCAGTTGCACGGGTGGCATGATCCGTAGACAACAGATCATCGGTGATGAATTCGATGTAGGCTTCGGCGCGTTCCTCTGGGGTCAGCAGGCAACGTGCATACGCAGCCTGCCAGTTGGTCAGCCAAGGCCGCAGGGTAAGCGTGAGGAACTGGCGCATCATCTGTTCGGTATTGGACCAAGTGCCACGGCTCAGCTCGAAAAGCATCGTAGGGGGCACTCGAAACACACGGGCAATTTCACGGATCTGCTCAAGACGGTTTTCCGCAAATTGAGTATCCGCAAGGGTCATAGACAGTTGTTGATAGTCCATGCCTTCATCGAGCAAGGCAGTGCCGCCTGCATTCTTGCCGCCGTGGGTCGTGAACCACGATGCAGCCAGCTTCTTTTTGGCTTCTGCGTCGAGGGACTTCTGTGCCTTGATCACTCCTGACGGACGGCCACCATTCGCAAACACGCCGCCGATATGGTGTTCGAAGCTGAGGGCCAATGCGATTGCTTCGCGACCCAAAGTGACCGGAGATATCCCGCCGAAAGCCTCAACGCGTAGTATGTCGCTGTAAGGTATGCGTGCTTGGCCGGAGACCGTGCTAACAAGGTAGAAAGGTTCGCCGTCTTGTTCTAGCTGGCGCTGCACCTTACCCGGTTCGATGCGATGCAACTCGAACGGTGTGCCATCCGGAAACCGGATAACCTGTGCGTGTCCTGCCCCGTGCAACAAAGCATCTGTGGTCAGCTGTTCGCGCAGCTCAGATGCACTTGTCCAAGGGTTCGCCTCATCATGGATCAAGCGATAGGCAGCGTGAGTAGTGAGCTAATCCTTCGTGTCCCGGTCGAACAGTTTGACCGGCATAGCACCAATAGTTTCGCTGATTAGCGATACTGCACATGCAACGGCAGGAACGCGCATGGCGCTTGATGGACCAACACTGATACCCGACGCAGTAGGCATTGATCCGAACAGCGCCCATGCTTCCGGATCAGTGAGCGTGATGGCTTTCTGTTCGGTAGTGAAGCCAAGAGCTTGCTTTAGGCGAGTAAGGGCCATGTGAACCTATGTAACAAATTGAGTGTTGCATAAATACCACAGTAAGAATCCGAGGGAAAGAGCAAAGTTATTTTATGCCGTCATGCAGTTCAGATCGTAGTTCGGGAGCTGCTCTATCGCGTTCGTTTTCGTCTTCAAGGTTACATCGCCATAGTTGTCTGACGAAGTTTTGGCCGCATGTCCTTGGATTGCATCTACAACACGATCAGAGATGCCCAGCTCACGGCATTGGGTCTTGAACCTGTGCCGCCAAGCATGGTTTGGCTGCAACCCGTCAGGCCGCAAGCCTGTAGTGCGGAGCCATTCTGAAAGCTTGTTAGATACTATGACCGCTGCACGTTGGAATTTCTCAGGGTCTTTCGCGTTATGGAAAAGCGGGCCGTCTTTTGCCGCCAGCACGAACTCAGGGAAACCTTCGGCAATGATCTGGTCGTGCAATGGGATATCGCGATATCCGCCAGACTTCACTGTGCCAGCATCCGGAGTAATCCTGATCACCCACCGCCCTTCCACCTTCGTGACGTCCTGTTTGCGCAGCTGGATAATCTCTGAAACCCGTGCACCTGAAAAAGCGCAGATCATCGGCACCCAACGCTTCACATTTGCGATTTGGACTGATTCACGCACGTTCCCGAACTCATCAACTTTTGACTGATAAGATCGGGACGCCTTCAGAACCTTCAGCGCTTCTGCATCTGTGTAACCGCGTTCGCGGCTGTAAACCTTCCTCGCCTTCGGCTGCTTCACGGATGCTGCTACATTTTCGGTTAGGCGCTCGTTCTCAAACGCCCAAGAAAACAGTGAACGAATTGCCGAAAGATAGACGTCGTTCACGGTCTTTGCACACCGGTCTTCCAGCACCTGATCGCGCCATTCGAGCAAGTCCCTCTTGGTGATGCGTCTCGCGTCATTGTGCTTAACGAATTTTCGCAGGCTTTCGATAACCGGCAACTGACGCTTGCCCTTGTCCCGCATGAAACCGGCCTGAACGCGACTATTGACGTAGTCGGTCCAAAGCTGCGTGAGATTCACGGGCTTGTCAGGGTTCTTTGGTGGCTCTGCATCCTTGAGGAGCGGCAAATTAGTTTCGCCAGAAAAGTTGCCTTCATCCCGTTCGACAATACGTTCGAGTGCTTCCAGATCGGCCATGCAAAGCGCTCTGGCTAGTTCCCGCCAAGCCGGACTGCCCTCTAGAACATCTGTATTGCCAAGGGTCCGATACCGTTCGATGTGCGGCCCGACCAGCACCTTCAGCTCTTCGTTAGTTGCATGCCCCCCAACAGCTGCACGCAACTGGTCTACAAGCAGATCGTTGATGCCGATTTGACCTATTGGAAAGTGATTCCGTCGCCGCTCATCGAACATCAAGCGCAAGGAATAATGGTTATAAGCCAACTGATCCGTCGCAAGTGGGTAACGTGCCGGAGTGCCGTCGCCGATCCCTGCCTCACGCTCAGCGAGAGCAATTTTGTGTTGAAGTTGAGCCACCGCACCGGGCAGCAACTTCACCGCCTGCCGATAGTCACCGCCCAACGGAGTTCGAAGTTCCGTTTTGCCAACAAATTTTCGCAGGTCTTTCGGGACCACTAACCGTGCATGGTAGCGTCCACGACGGTTCACCAAATTCTTGATTTTGCCTGTCACATCACGGCCCGTTTGTAACCAAAGTTGTAACCATCAAACGGACTTTGCCCCTTGTTTGCAAGGGCATTGTTTACTTTCAAGGAGTTAGAGTGGTGCGGGTGAAGGGACTCGAACCCCCACGCCAT